AAAAATATTAAAGAATGAAGAGTGATAATAACGAAATTGGAAAGGATTAAAAATGATTAGAAAAAAATTTTCATGTCTATTGATTTTGTCAATGATTGTAATTCCGTTTGGTTGTTCTCAATCTCTTACACCAAAACAGGAAGTTCGAGTATATCAGAGAACATTTGAAGAAGTAGTAGATGCTCTGGTAATTCTTAGAAAAGCTGATAAGTTTGATGATAATGAATGGAATAAAATACTACTGCTTATGGATGAGGGGGAAATACTTCTTGTTAGATGGACTGATGCTGTAATACAGGGTGAAATTCCTACGATGATAGACAAATTTAGAGCATTGTTGAACGAACTGATAGAATATCAGAAAAAAGGAGGTTCATAATGTCGAGTGCAGAACAAATAATTTTAATTGCTCAGTTAATTCTTGAATTGTTGGAATATGCTGAGGAACTTAGAGAATTGTTAAAAAGAATAGAAGCAGGCGAAGAAGTGACGGATGATGAACTTAGAGAAGGAATAGAAAGTGTCAGAGCAAAAGTAAAGGCTGCCCATGAATTGAAGACAAAAGAAGAGGATGTATCATAATATATGGCCAGAACCACATCAGATGAAGTAAGTAGTATTATCGAGGTTGATACTAATATTAGTCTTACTCCTTTCATAGAAGTTGCTAATGAATTAGTTACTGAATGTTGTACCGGTGGTAATCATACTACACTTAGATTAACTCAGATTGAAAAATGGCTGGCTGCTCATTTTTATACCTGTCGTGATATGAGAGCAGTGTTGGAAAAGGCTGGTTCTGTCTCACAGACACTTCAATCTAAAGTTGATTTAGGCTTTGATACATCGCACTATGGTCAAATGGCAATGAGATTAGATACGGAGGGTAATTTAGCAGCTTTGAATGAACGTATAAAAAAGGGAAAACGTTCAACGGTTGGCATAACTTGGTTAGGAACTGCTGACCCAACTGATAGTGATACCGATTAGAAAGGGAATTCTAATGAAAGAAGTGCTAACGCAGGTTGGTGTTGGTGGTATTTTCGCAATTGTTGTGCTAAAAGAAGTTTTTGGTTTTTTGAAATCAGTTAAAAATAAGAACGGTAAAAATGGGGATAAGATAACAAGAAGAGAATTTGATATTCACAAAACCGAAGTTCAGTATAAAGATAACTGTGAGCAGGTTGTGAAAAGACTTGAGGATATGAATAAACATCAAAAAGAGACAGCTGATGAGAGACATGAGTTTGTAAAGAGTCAATTTAATGAAGTAAAAGGTCAAGTTAAAAGCGTTCAAAGTGAAGTTGGTGAAATCAAGTCATTACTTGTAAAACCAAATTAGGATACATCAATGAGTATTATTACTAAGATGTTAAAGCAGGATTGTGTGTATTGGCCTTTGGCTTCATCGGAAAGTGGTGGTAGGTCTTTCGACAATTATGGTCAGCCAGTACTTTCCGAACCGATTGAGATAAAGTGTAGATGGGAGGATGTTAGTGAGGAATTTATTACGTCTGACGGAACAAAACTCATGTCGAAAGCAAAAGTCTATGTGGATAGAGATGTTGATAAGGGTGGGGTGTTGATGTTGGGAGTACTTGATGATATTACTGATTCTGAAAATGTTAAAGAGAATGAAGGTGCTTGGGAGATTAAAAGATTTGATAAATTACCTAATTTTAGAGCAACAGAGTTTTTACGTACAGCTTTTTTATAAAGAAAAGAAAAAATGAAAATAGTAAAAGTTACAGGTATAAACACAGTTATTAGAAATTTGACTAAATCGAAAGCTAAGATTGCTTCCGGTGTTGGCAGGGGATTAAAAAAGGGTGGCAAGTTTTTACAGAAAAAAAGTACGGAAATAGTTCCTGTTCAAATAGGTAATTTGAAAGCAAGTTGTTTTTGTCGTAATGTAGGTGGTAGGGGTTTTGATACGGATATAGTTGTTGGTTACACAGCAAAATACGCTGTTTATGTTCACGAGGATTTGAGCAAAGCTCATGGAAAGGAATTTAATATAAAACATGCTGATGAAATAGCAAGAGCAGGTAGATGGAGCAGTAGTCTTAAAACAGGAAAAACCACCTTCAAACCAAAAAAAGGATTGCAAAAGGGAACAGCTCAAGGTGGTATGTTTCCAAGAGGTGAAAATCAACAGGCTAAATTTTTAGAGCAACCGGCAAGGCAGTACAGAAGAAAAATAATTAAAATGATACAAAAGGAAGTAAAAGTATGAAAAAAATTATATTCTTAATAGTTTTGCTGATTGGCAATTTGCAGGCATACGCAACAACTTACTACTGTGACCCTGTAGGTGGTGATACCGAGACGGGTGACGGTAGTGCCGGCAATCCCTGGGGAACGCTTGAGTCGGTACGGAAGGCTGGTTACTTTGGTGGCTCTCCTATATCAGCGGGCGACACGGTGAAACTTGAGACTGGTTTTCACGGGATGTTCGATACCGGGGTGAATAATGCCACAGACTATGTGACTATTGAGCCTAATGACGATGCGGTCGCTGATGTGAACTTTGTAAGCTTAAATTATGCCGACTGGTGGCATTTGAAGGGATTAAGAATTTCACCGAGCTTCTCAAATCAGGACAACGCCGCCGGTAAGAGCGAAATGAAATATATAATCGAAGCTAATACTTCCATAGCTACACACATTATAATAGATGATTGTAACATATTTACCACAGACGATACGTCTGGCTGGGCGGCTTCGGATTGGTCTGATATCGCGTTTTATGCGATTAGGTTCAATGGTGTTGATTACTTGACTATTACCGGCTGCCATATTCACAACGTTTCTACGGCGATAGGCTTTGCGGGTAGTTGTGAGTATATGACCATTGAGGATACTATTATTGAGAACATTGGTGATGATGGAATTACAGGCACAGCAACTTATTTAACAATCCAAGATAGTATTATTCGCAACTTTTACGAGGATGAAAATGGTGCAACTCATTCGGATTGCATCCAATTTTCCGCAAGTATAAAAGCAATTTCCGCATTCGCAGACGCCGGTGGCGGGCTTATCCAAGCGACCTCATCGAGTCACGGAGTATACGCCGGTGATACGATTGTTATATACAGCACCGACAACTACAATGGTGCTTACACTGTAGTAGAAAGAATAAACAGCAGCACATTCACATTCAGGGCGATTTGGGCGGGAACCGAGACGGGTTATCTTAAACGATGTCATTTTATACATGACGTCATAATAAGAAACAATCTCCTTATTGGTACAACCGACCCGAACAGAGCGAGTTTTGGGGACGGTAACGTTCAGGGGATGTTTTTGGACGGGATTTATGATGGTGTGATATATAACAATGTCGTTCTTGTAGGTAACAATGCGTGGGGGATATCTTTGAACACTTATGCTAATAAAGTTGATATTTATAATAACGTATGTGTAGGCTTGTATGGCCAAACGGCGAATCCTGATATTCTTTTGCCAACTGCCACGTCTGATTGGGGGGCTGAAAATGTCAGGATAATAAACAACATCGGCCACGATTTCCCTACAGATTCAAACAGTCCGCCGGACCCGCTACCCGCTGCCGGCTGGACTAACGTAATAGTCCATACGAATAGTGATTTTGACGATGCAGCCGACCCGAATGCCGAATTTACTTCGTGGCCTACTGGCGATATGTCACTTCTTAGTGGCAGTAATTATATAGATGCTGCATCTTTGGGCCTTTATCCAACTCATGATATCGATGGAATTTGGCGTGAGGTCCCGGATGTAGGGCCATACGAATACGGGACAGAAACAGGTGGTAAATATATACTAATTGGAGAATGAAAATGAAAAAGTTGATTGTGTTCTTAATAATTCTTATAGTAACAGTGAAATGCCCTGCTCCTGATATTTGGATGGATGTGGATACGGCATTATCCGAAGTTCCTGTAAATAAAGAAGCTTTAGTCGATGTAACAGACGGCTATACCATAGAAGATGCTATTGCCTACAACGCAGCGGGAATGAATTTGACGTGGAATTTCGTTACCACAGGCGCGGCATTTTCTTCCACAGCGGTAACGCCTACGACCGGTGGTGATTATGATTGGGCGGAACATGATGCCGATGATGGAATGTACACTATAGAAATACCGGCATCGGGCGGAGCGTCTATCAATAACGACACCGAAGGCTTCGGGTGGTTTACCGGCAAATGTGATGCTACAAGAACATGGACAGGTCCGGTCATAGGATTTCGTAAGGGTGATAAAAATGACCTTGAAATTGATGACGGCACAGCCCAGACCAATCAGGATAATTTTTTTGATGGTTCAGGCTATGTTGGGGGTACGATAGTTAGTCAGGCTGATGTTACTAAATGGGACAATTCAACTGACGGCATAGCAAATTGGGTGATTGTCTATTCTACAGATTTTACAACCGGCTATAACACGGCTCTGGATATGTGGAATGGGAATACTTCCTATTGGGTAGGCCAATCAGATTCGATAACTAATGCAGATGATTTTTATGGAAATGTGACTGCTTATGGTCATTTCGATGATGCTTTCGATGAAACTGGTTATTCTTCGGCAATTATGTTTGATGATTTAGCAACAAAGTCTGAGGTAGTTGATGAATGGGAAACCCAATCACAAGAAGACCCTACGGGCTTTCATGTAAATGTTATAGAGGTTGGTGGTACTGCTCAGACAGGTAATGATAATGGTGCGGACATAAATACCCTTTTAGCTGACTGGACAGATGGTGGAAGGCTTGATTTGATTCTTGATGATATTTTGGAAGATACAGCAGCAGGTGGTACAACTACTTATCCTGTAAATACAACTGTAAATACAGTTACAAGTACTACTATATTCACATTGACTGATGGTGCAGTTGCAAACAATGATGCTTATAACAATAACGTAATTAGTATTCAGGATGCTGATGATAATCATTGGGAAGTTAGGTATATCTCTGACTTTGTTGGTGCTTCATTGCAAGTTACTTTGAATACTGCTTTGACTTTTACACCAGCTAATGGTGACGTTGTTCATATCACTGAAAATGCTTATATAGGAAGTACTGCTGAAGGTGGTGGGGGTGGTTGGTGGTAGTCTATTTTTTAGGAGAATGATAAAATGACTTTAACAGAAACAGTCAGAACGAATGAAAGTCCTATTATACCTAATGAAATAAAACAAAGAACTGTTCCTATTAATAATGGAGCAGATACTTATGAGTTAATTCCAGCAGTTGATGGTAAACAAATTCAAATTTTGACTTTTGTTTTATCAGTAAATGTTGCTGGTTCATATACATTACAATCCGGTAGTGATGAGATAATGCCATTTCCGATGGTAACAACCGGAGGAGTTTTTAGACATTCAGAAAATAAAGATAGACCTTTGTTTTGTGGTAATGTTGGAGAAAATATGAATTTAGTAACAACAGCATCACCTTCAGCTGGAGGTTGTTATGTTCAATGGAGAGAGAAATAAATAAATGGAAGTAGGAACTCAAAAATTATTAGCATTACCATCTAATATATTGAAGCAATGTATTATTGATAATGAAATAGGTTCAATGACAAGTCCGGATGAAGGTGATAGTTGGCCTTTATTTCTTAATTATTTACCGGATGGTGATGATGTTGAGACTAACTGTGGTGCTATTTATGACACAGCAGGTTTGAATGAACTGCGTTCTATGAATGGTGATATTCCAGAGCATCCCGGAGTTCAAATACGTATTCGTTCAAACGATTGTGATATAGCTTATGCAAAGATTGAAGATATTACAAGAGATTTAGACAAAATAGTAAATGCTTCTGTTTCGCTTGGTGATAATCAATATCAAATACAAAATGCAAGCAGAACATCACCAATAATTCCTTTAGGTATAGAGATAGGAACGACAAAACGTAGGTTTTCATTTACTGTAAATTATTTGCTAACAATAAGAAAAACAAATTAAATTTGAAAGGATACACAAATGGTATTAATGGGAGATGGCTATCAAACAACAATCGATTTTAGTGCCTTTGCTGAGGGTTCAAGTGATGCTTCTTTGCTTCTTTTAATGGAAGAAAAGGAAATTACTCCTCCCGGCATTTCTGGTGGTGGTGCTAATGATGCCAGTACAATGAGAAACTCAACTTGGAGAACAATGTCTCCAAAAAGTTTGAGAACATTAACACCAGCTACTTTTACTGTTGCTTGGGACCCGGCTATCTACGATGAAATGGTAGCTATGATAAATCAAAATCAGCTTATTAAGATTACATTTCCTGATGGCTCAACATTACAATTTTGGGGATGGCTTGATGAATTTACTCCGGGTCCTAATACTGAAGGTTCTCAACCAACAGCAACTATGACTATACAACCGTCAAACCAAGATGGTGATAATAATGACGCTGAGTATTCTCCAGTTTATACAGCGGCATAGGGAAGTAAAACTGTTTCTAACAAACGATAATTAAAAATATGTATATTTATACGTATTTTAGAGGATAATCGATTACAACGTGTGTTAGGTGTATTAAATCGAATGTAAAAAGGTGTTTTTAATAAATAAATGTCATTGGAAAGGACAAAAATATGGAAGGATTAAAATTTACATTACAACGAAAAGAGATGCCAATTGAATTGACTACTGTTGAAGGTGTTGTGAAGAAATACAAACTAAGGGAATTTTCAGGTACTGAGAGAGAACAATATCTTGATAAATTCAAGATGGATATTGCTTTTGAGGAAGGAAAGGCAGTAATTCAAAGTGCTAAAGATTTTAAGCCTCTTTCCGAATCTGAATTTCTTGCTTTGTGTTTGTATGATGAGAAAAATGAATTAGTTTCTAAAGAGGAAATTTCAAAGTTTCCTGCAACTACTATTGTTGGTTTATATAAAGCTGCACAAGAGTTAAGTGGTCTTGAAGCGGAAGCAGTAAAAAAAGCAAAAAACGATTAAAAGGTGAGAAGTTCTTATGGCACAAATTAGCTTCTCACTTAAATATGTCTTTGCAACGATGTCAGGCTGAAACAACTTCGACTGAATTTATAGATTGGATGGCATATTTAGAAAATGATGTTAATGCTTTTCACCGTGAAGATTGGTTTTTAGCAAACATAGCCAGAGAGATTAGAGTTTTAAGAGAAATAATTATAGGTATGTTTGCTAAAAAAGCAAAGTCAAGAATAGTAGTTGAATTAGAACAATTCCTTTTGAAATTTACGACTAAAAAAGAAGCTAAAAAAACAACGACTGAAAAAGAAGAAGTAGAGAAATCAGAGAGAATGAAAAAATGGTGGTTGTCATGGGCTGGAATAAATACACCAAAGAAAAATAGAAAAAGGAAAAAATAGCAATGGCTTTTTCATTGGATTTAGGAAATTTATTAGTACATCTTAGAGCAAATGACAGTCAATTTAGCAGAGTAATGAGAGGTTCAGTAAATGTAATGAAGCATACTGCTGATGCTCTTACTCGACATGCTAAAAGAGCGGGAGTTGTAATAGCTGCTCAAATGACATTATCTGTTAAAGCCTATTCTTCTTTTCAGGAACAAATGGCAAATATAAGTACTATGCTTGATGAGCAATCAATGTATCTTATGCCTATTTATACAAGAGAGCTCAAAAGAATGGCTGTAGAGTTTGGTGAAGGAACTTCAACATTGACACAAGGTTTGTATAATATTCTGTCTGCTGCTCTTGCACCTGAAAAAGCTTTGAAAGTTTTGAATGCTACGGTGAAAGCATCAAAGGCTGGGATGACAGATACAGCAACAGCAACTTATGCTATTACTGGAATATTAAATGCCTACGGTATGTCTGCTGATGAAGCTGGCAGAATTTCAGATATTTTATTTGCAACGGTCAAAAGAGGACAAACTACTTTCGCACAGCTTGCCCCAGTGATTGGACGTGTAACGGCAATTTCGTCTGAGGCAGGTGTACAGTTTGAACAGGTTGCTGCTGCTATTGCTACTATAACACGCGGTGGTATTTCTACTGAAGAAGCTATAACAGGTCTCAGACAGGCTCTTATTACTCTGCAAGGAAGAGAAGAACAGGCAATCAAAATAGCAAAAGAACATGGGGTGGAATTAAGTGTTCAGGCCTTAAGAGCAAAGCAACTTGATGGTATGATAAGAGAGCTTGCTAAACTGACACCGGAGATTAGAAAAGAGATATTTGGGGAAGTTCGGGCACGTGTTGCACTCAATGCACTTATAAAAGACCAGACAGGGTTAATGAAAGATTTACAGCTTGCATTAAATTCTGCTGGTTTAACTCAACAGGCTTATGACAAAATGACATCTATTTTAAGTCACACACTTAGACAGTTATGGCAGGTAATAAAAATAGTAAGTGTAGAGATAGGTTCTCGCCTTGCTTCAAGTGTGAAGGAAATGAGTAGTTTTCTTATTAGAAATCAAAAAGTGATAGAGGATTGGGCAGTTGCTTTTACTGACCGTGTGGTATTTGTAAAAGATGTTTTATTTGATTTTCTAAAATTAATGAAATCGGATTTTTCATCTGGTTTTAGTGGAGTTCTTAATTTGTTATTAGACATGATGTCTGCTGCTGCCAAGTTAGCAATTGATTTGGCAATTAGAGCAGGAAGAGGTATTTGGAAAGGAATAAAAGAGGGGATATTTCACACGCTCGACAGAGATATAGAGGAATGGGCTACAAGAGAATATAAGAAGTGGGGAGGAACTTTTGAGACTAAAATAGAATATGCTCCCGGTGCTATGGGTTTAATGGGAACACAAGTTCAAAAAACTATGGCTACTGACCTTGCCCTTTTGAATGAATTTAGAGATAAAGCAAGAAAAGTGCTTGAAGGAGAAATGATAGATTCATTTTTTAAGGGTTTTCCAGAGAGGGCAAAACAAATTTGGAAAGAGTTCAAAGTAGATGCTATTGAGGGAACTGGTGAAATTCCTAATATTATAGAAAAACGTCTGTCTGAGCTTGCTATGAAAGATTTAGCAAGAAATTTAGAAACTAATATGAGAGAAACAAAAAAAGCATTTCAACCTCTTGTTGATTCTGTTTTTATGTTAAAAGATGCTTTTCTTCAGGTAATAGGAGTAAGTTCACAAATACCTGATAAGATGAAAGAAATTGAAAAAGCTTTTTTTATACCTGAAGCAACAAAAGGACAAGAACAAATTCAAGAAATGTTAGATTCGCTTAATGAAGAAGTTGCTGTGCTTGGTTTAATAGGTAAGGAAAGGGAAAGAGCACTTGCTACTATGAAATTCCAAGTTCTTGTAGAAAAAGAACTTGGCAAAGAAAGTGAAAACACACGTGTAGTTCTTGAACAATTTAAGTCGTTGTGGGATGAAATAATAGCAGCAGAGAAAAAGGCAGCTAAAACCACAGATGAATTGCTTGATGCTTATCGCTCAATGCGTGGTCAGATGGGTAAAATGACAAAAGATGTATATGATGCTGAATTACAAATTATCAATACATTAAGAGAAAAATATGAAGGATTAGGAGTTGCTAAAGCTACAGTTGATGAATGGTATGTCGAGCAGAAAAGATTATTAGACCTTGAGAATTTATCATCAACAGGTAATGTGTTGAATGACACAATAAGAGGTTTTAAGGCTGCTGGAAAACAAATAACACACGAAATAAAAAGTTGGGGTGAGAGAGTTTATGAATTTAGTCTATCACTTCAAAACTCAATAGCAACTGGTCTTGAAAATACTATGCGTGATTTCGATAATTGGAAAGACCATCTCTTAGATATTTTAGAAGAAATTTATTGGTCGGCAATTAGAATTGCTTTCTTAGATGATGCCTCAAAAGGTTTAGCTACGGTTTTTACGACTGCTGCCAGTGCTATAAGTGGAGCAGTTGCAGGTCAAACGGGTGGTGCGGGTATGCCTAAAGTAGGAACAGTGACTCCACAAGCCGGTGCAACACTTGCCAAATATCAACATGGTGGTCTTGCTCTAAGTCCTCACGTGGCTGTAGTTGGTGAAGTGCCGGAAGTTATAACACCTATCAGTGAAATAAAAGAAATCTTTGGTGGTAGTCAAAGTATTCAGGTTCATTTACATAATGAGGGAACTCCACAACAAATCACGAAAGAGCAGTCTTACTTGTTGAGTGACCAGCGTATAATAGATGTTTTTGTAAATGATGCAACTAACAGAGGAAAATCTAATCGAGCAATAAAACAGGTGACGGGAGCATTGTAATAATGAATACTTTTCCTACAATCTCAAAAGCACCAAGTTTTAATAACTTTCGTGATGTGTTTAGTGATGAATCTGTTACTGTTGCTGATTTGAAAAATGGTTATCCATTTATCAACGTCAATTTCAACTTTAATCCTAAATATCCTTCATTTAGCTTACGTTATGTCTCTCAAACAGACAAGGAGACTATAGAAACATTTTATGAAAATAATAAAGATGTTCCATTTAACTGGTTAAGTGAACAAAACAATATTACTTACGAAGTGGTTTTTGCAAAAAAACCACACTGTGAATTAGAAGCTGGTGAAAAAGAGGAATGGAAAATTGATTTGGAATTAATACAGGCTTTTGTTGTAGTCTAAAAATTGGAAAGGATTGGAACTGTGGAAATGAAATTAAAAAAAGAAAAAATAGAACAGCTAAAAGGCAGAGTTCTAAAAGTTGGTGGTAAGCAGTTTTTAAGATTGGGCAACAAAGCAATTCCGATTAGTGGTTTTGATACAAAAGGCAATGCAATTGTTGCTGGTGTTTGGTCTGAGGAAAAAATCAATGAAAATGGTGGTCAGGATTGTACTGTTCATGTCCCTTGTTTGAAAATAGAAAGTAAGCCTAAGAAAACAATTGTGGGTAAAATGAGGTCAATTTTTTCAAAACCGTTTTTGTTTATTTTTGATATGAAGAAAAAAGAAAATAATAGTGAAATAAAAAAGTAGAAAGGAGAACTCATGGCGAGCGGAATTTATAACCGTTTTAAGGCAAATTTGTTGGAAGGTAAATGTAATTTAAGTGATGAATCGGCGGCAGATGTTATTCGTGTTGCATTGTTGGATGATAATCATTCCTTTTCTGCCACTGATAATGTCTGGGCTGATGTTAGTGCTAATGAATTGCCATTGGCTGGTGGTTACGTTCCTATCGGTCAGGTATTGGGTAATCAGGCAGTAACACAGGCTGCCTCGACTAAATGGGATGCCGATGATATAAGCTGGGCAGACGCAACTTTCACAGCTTATCATGCTGTTATGTATGATGATAGTCTCGATGATGATGATTTAATTTTGTCTATTGATTTTGG